CAAACTCAATACTTGTCTTGGCAACAGCAAATGGAAATGATCTATAAGGATCAAAAGAATGGTACTACAACATTTAAAGATCATTGCGATAAAGTAAGATCAGATAATCCTAAAGATTAAACTAATTTTTTAATCCATTTACCTTTGTTATTTAATACCATTGGAAGTAGTTTAGGAATACCATCAATAACAATACCACAACCATTTATAAATCTAGTTCTAAAATTTCTAGCATAAGCAAATGCCATAGATTTTTGATTTACTAAACATCCTACATTCATTCCAAAAAATAGATTGTCTGGATTAGCCCAATAAGATATTACAAATTTAGTATGGAAGTGTCCTTGAACACAACTCATTCCCATTGTTTGGCTTGTCTTTAATACATCTGCACTTCTTCCATGAGTAAAAAAACATCTTTGACCATTACTCATTGTAAGAGTAAGATCATCTATCCATTTCCATTTTTTAGTACCAAGAAAATCACCGTAATCTTTTAAGAATTGTGTACTCATTCCATATTTTAATGCTCGTCTATAAACAAGACTACTATGGTTACTATCTACTTCTATCATTTCTGGATAGATTGATTCTAATTCTTTAATGTATTCTTTAGAAATATTTAATTCGTCACCAGCAGAAGGTAAGTCTGGATTGTGATCGTGCATAGAAATAGCGTGGAAGTCAAGTAGATCGCCAATATTAACCACGAAGTCTGGCTTATATTGTTTTTTAATTTCTCGTAAAAATGCAAAACTGTCTTCATGGTGGTAAGGTATATGTAAATCACTAATTATTAATATTCGCTTGTTCATACAACTCCTTTGGTGATCCGTCAATTGTTTCTTCAAGATTTTTTAATTGTTCTTTAGGATCAATTATTTTGATTAAACCATTTTCTATATGTACGTCATTTAAAATATCAACTGGTTCATTTTTACCATAATTAATAATTATATCTTTAATGATTAACATTAACTAAACTTATAGTTTAATTATTATAATTTGCAACTTCTGATTATAGAGGATAATTCGTTGGCACGTTCTGGAGTTTGTTTAGCCCATCTGCTATCTAGCATTTCATCTGCTGCTGTATCCCAATCTTCTTCTTTAATAGCTTTTAAACAATTAACAAATTTAGATACACCTGTCATACCTAATTGAAATACCATCTCAATTATAACACATTTAGCTTTAAAATTCATATCGTGATTTCCTAATATTCTTTCAGCACCTACTACTGCATTAGCAAAATCTTTATCAAATTGTATATCTAGTTCTTGTTTTGAATACTCTTTATCTTCTACGTAAGGATCGTTTTCTAATACTAAATGGCCATATCCAATTGTGGCAAAACCAAGACTATCAGAATAAATAGTATTACGAAAACCCTCATGTTCTTTAATACGATCTTTTACTTCCGTATATTCTTGCATTAATTAAGGGGGTTTTTGTTTGCTTCTTTAATTTCAGATATATTTAATTTTAAAATCTGAATTTCTTTTTGTAGTATTGATATTTCTTTATCTGCATTAGCTTTTATTTCTGCAATAGTTTGAGTATTATCTACAATAGAAAATCCGTTAGTTTCTATTGCATTTCTATTTGATTCTACTAATTTTACAGATGCAATATCTATTGATTTAGATGCTTCTTCTAATTGATTAACAATTAATTCCATCTTTGCAAACTTACTATAAAACGTACCAGTTGAACCTATCAATCCTAGTATAACCATTATAACACCAATGTTTGCTTTTAATTTATCCATTTTTTAATTCTTGTATTTCTAATAATAACATTCTTTTTTTGTACTGAATATCATTAAGTTTTTTAATTTTGATTTGCATAATATCATTATCAATATATTTAGTCAAATTAACTGTGACATATATGTCACGGTTATCAAATATATTTAATTGCTCTAAATATATATCTTTAGACTTATAAAATATAGCGTTGTTATACATTAATAATGATGCTTGATTTTCTTGCATAGCATCTAATTTAACAATGTTTTTAAGTTCTAAATTTTTTACTGGATTTTTAACTTTTACATCTATTTTAGCCATTATTACTTTTAATTTAGGTTTTACATTCTCTTTAGGTTCTTTTGTTTTAATTTCTTTTTTTGTTTTTGCTGTATTTTTCTTTTGAGAAATTTGAGAATTAACTTTTGTAAAGTTTGTATTTTCCTTTTCTTTTGCTTCTTTAATAACTTCTTCTATTACTTCTTTTTTCATAGTTTCAACAGTTTTAGTTTTATTCATTTCTTGAACCACCTCTTGAACTTGAACTACCTCTTTAACAGTAGCTTCTTTAGATGTCTTAACTGCTATTTCAAAATTTTCTGTTATCTCTACACTAACAACAGCACCATTAGTTTCTAAATGTAATCTTTCTCCAATGCTTTCTTCTAACCCAGATATAACATTCCATATTTCAGATTCATTTAAATTGGCTGTACCTAATCCTTCATTCATATCTTTTATTTCTTGTACTGATAAAGGTTCATAGTTTTCAGTTGGAAAATCTAAAGCCATTTCTGCACCTAATAAATTTGGGCCAAGTAATGACGTTGTTGTACTTTGTGATCCATCTTCTCCTGTCCAAGACCATTCATATTTATTAGCGTGTACTCCGTTATAATGTAAACTATCATCCCATTTTCTTTCATTGTTACTATAACCACTATCAGTAATTCTTCTTTGTGTAGATGTTGCTAAAACATTATTATCTGCATCTAAAACTTTCATTGTAAGAGTATAACTATCAACTGCACCTACAGAATTACCACAAGTATATTGAGATGAATTATGCTCACAACTTTGTACTGCAATAGAACTGCTTAAATTTATTCCACCATTAAGTTTTTGTTGTGTTGATGTATGATTAATATTATCTGGCGTACTTGTTCCTGTAATACCAACTAAACTACCTGTAGCTGAAACTGTCATATCGTGTGATGCTTCTAATTCACCATTAAAGGCTCTACCACAAGCATTATTTACTTCTGTTTCGCAAGTTATTGTAAAACCATTGTGTGTTGAATTGTTAGTTAAAGCACCTGTACTACCAGATTGTACTCCATCTAAATTTGAATTAGATAAATGTGATGTAGTTGTTCCAGCATTTGGTAATATGTTTGTTGTAAAAGCTGTGTCGTTATCATCAGCTAATCCTACTGAATTTGAAAACCATGATAACATTAACCATATAAATCCAAAAAATAATAAATAACCCCACCATCTCATGTTTCAGCCATTTCTTTACAAGTAAACAAAGTATAAACTTGATATTCATTTACAAATTGAGGTTTAAAATTTTTTATTAAATCTGCGGAATAATCATAACCTTGTACAGCACAATCACGATATGTAGCAAAATGAGTAATTTCTGGTTCAATAGGTTTGCAAGCATTGCCTTCTATATGGCTACAAAAATACATAAACATTACCCATTTCATTTTTTGTAACCTAAACCTGTTTTTCTATTTCCGTATAATTTTTGCCATGACCAACTGGTAAGTTTAGTTGAATAATGATATATAAATAATATTAAATGTTTCATTGAGCAAGACGATCCATGTGAGCATATATCCGACCAAAAACCTTGTCAAGTGACATTAATTCTTGTTGCATCATGGCCACAATTGTCTGAAGTTCTATTAAAGTAACAAGTACCCAAGTGCTTAATGCCATAAGTATTGTACCAAGCAAAGCAATTAATGCTGTGTTAGTTTTTCTGGTCATTTAGTATGTAATTCTAATGTTTTAGATTCTTGTTTGTTTAATTTCTTGTCTATCTTTTCTCTTTTTTTAATTCTTTTTACATAAGTTTCATAATCTGGTCTTTCATGGTCATATTTATTCCATATAGCTAATGCATCTTTACCTATTTTTCCATCTACAGGGCATGGAGTTCCAGCATTAATCATAGCTTCAAATACTCTTTCATCTTGACAAAGTAATGCAACACTTCCTACTTTCATACCAAAATCATATAATACTTTAGCTAGTTTAATTCTTTCACAATTCATATCTCTAAATGTTTTTCCACCAGATATTCCAAGTCCAAATGTTTGAACTCCCGCACTAGCACCTGTAGCACAAACGTCTTGACTTTGAGCAGAAAATGATGGTGCAGCAGCAGTAGGTGGTGCTGATCTAATGTTAGATGTAGAACTGTTAGTGCTTGTTGTAGTTGATGTACTTCCACTTTCATAAGTGGTTGCACCGCCTGTATATCCACCTTCTATGGCAGTATTTGAACCAGAAGTATTTGTTTGAGTAGAGCCAGCATAAGCTGGTTTAACAAATAATGCTAATAAACAAAAAAGTACAATAAGTATTCCTGTAAAATAATAGTTCATGTTAGTCCTCATAAATTATTTTTTAAATTTACCCATAATATTCATACCAAAACTTCCAGATACAATAGTTAAAATAATCCACCAGAATTCTTGAGGTGCTTTTTTAAGCAATTCCCAACCTGCATCCATAAATGGCATCAATTGTGGCACAAAATGGGCAACCAAAATACACGTAAATATCACGGTTAAATATTCGTCTTTCCAACTTTTTTCTGCTGATTTAATTTGTTGTACTTGAACTGTTTTACTAGCTTCTATTTCAAGGCTACGTGTATTTTCAAGAACTTTTGCTTTATGTTGAAAATGGCCTATAACTTTTTTTCCTAAATATTGAGTTATGGGGTTTTTAAATAATCCTAATAAATGTATCATATGTCTAATTTAAAAAATTTGAATAATCCTAGTATGATTGCTAGCATAGATGCTATTGCAAATATGGCTCTTATACCACCTTTACCCATATTTACTTGGGCTTTTAATTCTTCTATATCTTTGGAATTTTTAATTACTAATACTTTTAATTCATCTAACTTAAAACCAATGGCTTTATGAGATGTAGATTGTGAAAATTTTGCTATTTTTTTCTTTACCATAACTCCTATTTTACCACAAGCAGAAGTTATTTAAAGTTATTTATTGTAATCCCTAGCCTTAATCATTTCAAGGTACTGTATGGCCTTCTCTATGTCTTTTAGACCCCCTTTTGAGCCATGCCTACATATATATTTGATAGCTGCACCCTCTGCGTAAAGTAGTTTATTATCATTAATGAATTTAGCAGGTTGGATAACCATTTTTTTATAATGATTACCCCCTACTTGTTTATTATAAACACTCATTAAAAAGCTACATTCATAAAGTGAGAGCAAAATTCATTAACACTACAGTAATGTTGACATCTAACATCTTCACCTTTACGTTCTACAATAGCACAACCTTTTCCTTCTATCATTTTTTCACCAACAATAAATTGTTTAGCTAATTCTTTTGTAGGAAATAAACGCCAAGCAGATTTTCTACCGTCTTTCATAACAGCAAACTGATCTTCTTTACGCCATCTTTCTTTAGCTGTACACAAAGGTAGTTCTTTCATTTGTTCTGCATCTTGATGTAGTTTTATTCTAGCTTGAACAAACGTATCTTGTTCTTCTTCTGACCATCTACGAATAGGTATCATCACAACTTGTTTACGTGGATAGTTGTCTGATTGCATTACTCTCATTTTAGACCAATCTCTTAATATGGCCATAATAGATAATGATTTAACTTTAAGTGTTTTTTTATACCTCGTTAAATCTTTTTGGTTTTTACGACAAAGAAAATCAAGAACATTTAATTGTTGCTCCCATTCAGCTTTACCTTTAGTTAAAGCATCAAGTGCTGACCAAGCAGAAGTACACTTAAAATCTATAAGTTTACCGTCACTTGTAAGCAAATCAAATGCACCAGATAATTTCCAACCGTTAGTGATGTTATCATCTTTATAATACAATCTACGTTCAGCTATATCGGTAGCAACTTTTGCTCGTTCAATAACATGGTGAACTGATTGTCCTAATAAAGAAAATATACGATCAGATACATCTTCTTTTATGAGATCATTATTTCTCATTTGCAAGACCCTAATTCTAGGGGGTGCAATTAAACGGGTGCAAGAAATATCAGAACCACTACTATCGTAAGGGTCATTTTTTACAGCCCGTTCAATTACTTTTGGTAAGTTTGAATTGTTAGTTATAATCATTAAAATGGTATTGGGTTATCACCTACTGCACCATTACCACCATCACCATGATCTTGGGTTTCAATGCCATCCAATTCTTTTGATCTTAAAATCATATTTCTAATACCTTCAGATAAGTTATTAAAAACTTCTTTTTTACCATTTTGAAAATCCTCTAAACTAAACACTACACTTGGAGTTACTTGTTCAGCAATAGGATCACCTTTTTTCATTGGCATAATGGATGATATTTTTGATTTACCATTTTTATCCATAACATTTAATAAACAAGGCACACCTAATAATTTACTAATATCAAATGATTGTTTTTCAGCCTCACTAAATGCTCTACCTCTCCATGATGTTAAATCATTTCCAAGATTTGCTTTTTCATGTAGTGATAAAGTGTAAAACTTACTAATTGTTAGTGGTTGACCTTCGCTGTTATGTTCTTCTGGAGTTTCAAATATAATTAATACTTGTCTTTTCCAACTAACTTCACCGTTAAAGTCTGATTTTTGCGTACCTAAATCAATGATTTTTACGCATCTGGCCTTATGTACGCCAACTGATACACTTGGATAACGTGGTGCATCTCCACTTCCTGCTATTATACTTGTCATATTTAGTCCTTTTTTGTATATTTATTATTGATTAACTAGGGTTAAATCACAGTAATTAACTTATGTCAAATATTAATTGACTTTTGTTAATAAATTTGTATAAAAATAGACATGGCTACAATATTACCAGAACTTATAAAAGAGTTAGAGGCTAAAACTAAACGATTAGAAAAAGATGTTGTGAATATAGATAAGTCATCTGTTATTCCAGAACATACTAACAAAGCAGAAGCTATTATTAAAACAACAAAAGAACTAATAGAAACAGAAGAAGTAATGAAATATCTATTAAGAATAAAAAATATGTATTATGAACAATCTTAAAATAGCACAGGAACGTAAAAAAGAAGTTGTTAATCAATACGGTGGTAAAAATTTAGCTAGAATGCTAGGTATTTCTCACCCTGCTGTATCTAAATGGAAAGTAATACCGCCATATCGTGCATTTCAGATTGCAAAACTTGGTGATTTTGATATAGAGTATATAAGACCAGATTTACAAATTACGCCTATAAGGTAGGCGTAGTGCATCTAAAAGTAAGCATAAAAATATACCTTACCGAATGGGGTGGTTTTTTCTTTCTCTCTCTAGTTTAGTTTTCTGCCCCATTCATCCCTCCTAAATATGTATGGCAATGCTATGCGACAGCTATGCGATTGCATGATAATCGCAATGCGATTAAGATGCGATTTAATGCCCTTCATCTTCATCTTCACCTTCATCTTCACCTACAACTACAACTGCACCCAAGATACCCAGTTGACAACCCATACTTTTTGAAGTAATTATGAATTAACTAAACTCAAGGAGAAATTATATATGAGAAAATCAATATCAGATGAACAATCGCCTGCGTTTCAATTTTATGCGAGTGATTGGATAACTGATCCTAATAGAATGCGTCTGTCTTTAGATGAGCAGGGTGCATTTATTTTATTGTATTGTCATTGTTGGAGAAGTTTTAAGATTTTAAATGATTTAGAAGTAATGTCTAAAATGTGTGGATGTAGACTACAAAAAATGGAAAAAATTTTTCCTAAAATTAAACATCTATTTACAGAGGTCAAAGAAAAAGACGGTAAGAAATATTTAATCTGTAATCAAGCTGAACAGGAGAGAAAAGAGCAGGAAAAAAATAGAAAAAGACGATCTATTGCAGGTAAAATGGGTGCAAAAGCCAGATGGAGTGAGGAGAGTTTAGAGGAGAGCAAGTGACAAAAATAATATTTTTTATATTAACTTGTTACAATTGTAATTTAACTGAAATAACTTATAAAAAATCTCCGTATGTAGATTGTTTTGTAGCAGGTAATGCGTACATGAGCCAATTAGAATACAAAGAAGGTAATGATGACATGAGAAACGGTCATTACACTAAATCTGGTGCTTTAGTTTTAGGTTATCGTTGTGAATAGTTTTAATGAAAATTCTCATTACAGTATGTTTATGGATTATTTTGGACAACATCATTCATTTCAAACATTTGATGATAAAGGATTAAACAAAAGATTAATCAAACAATTACATGGAAGTATAAAAGTACATTTTAATGAGTTAGCTGAACTTAACAGTAAAGGTGCAGGTGTATATTTTACAGTTAATGAAACTAATGGTCTTGGAAGAACAACTAGAAACATTGAAAAGATAAGGGCTGTGTTTATAGATTTAGATGGTACACCATTACCAGATAGTTTTGGTATTCCACCTAATTTAATTATTAATACTTCACCTAAAAAATACCATTGTTATTGGTTAGTTAAAGATATGCCTTTAGAAAGTTTTACTTTGTATCAACAAGCGTTGGCAGCTAAATTTAAATCTGATCCAGTTGTTAAAGACTTACCTAGAATTATGAGAGTTGCAGGTTTTTATCACCAAAAAAAACAACCTTATCCTGTAAAAATAATTCAATGCACAACACAAGAACCTTACAAAATGAAAGAAATTAAAGAAGGTTTACAATTACAAAGGCCAGAACAGAAAACAATTAAAATGGATTATACTCCATCAACTTACAAAGGTAAATATACAGGTACTTTAAGATATGGAATTAATGCAGGTGAACGTCATGCACAATTAGTTAAAATTTTAGTGGCTATAAAAAAACGTGGTGAAACTTATGAGTATGCAAAAGGTGAGGCTATTGAATTTGCTAACTCGTGTGTACCACCAGAAAATTTAAATGAAGTTATGTTTCAATTAAACGATATATGGAGGAGATATTAATGAATTTATTAAGAGATTATCAAAAGAAAGCAATTGAAGATATAAGACAACATTTTAGAAAAGGTAAAAAAAGAATATTATTAGTTGCTCCAACGGGTAGTGGTAAAACTGTTATTGCCTGTTCCATGATGGAGGCTTTAGTTAAAAATAATAGATTTGGAATGTTTGTAGCCCATAGACGTGAACTTGTAATGCAATGTAGTAGAAAACTTGCAGACTTTGAAATTAAACATGGTGTTATTATGGCAGGTAAGAGTGGTAGTATCTATGCAGATGTACAAGTTGCAAGTGTTCAAACATTTTCAGCTAGAAAAGATAATGATGATTTTATAAAACCACAAGCAGATGTAATTATATTAGATGAAGCCCATAGAAGTACGTCTAAAACATTTGAAGATTTAATTAAAGCTTATCCAGACGCTTGGGTTATAGGTTTAACTGCAACGCCATGTAGAAATGATGGGCGTGGTCTTGGTAATATTTATGAAGAACTTGTTAATTGTGGTACGATTAAAGAACTAACAGCAAAAGGTTATTTAGTACCAAATAGAATAGTTGCTCCATCTATTCCAGATTTACAAAACATTAGAATTATGGCAGGAGATTATGAGAAAAAAGAATTAGATAAGCGAATGAATACACCTAAACTTGTAGGAGATATTGTATCTCATTGGATTAAGTATGGTGAGAATAGGCCAACAGTAGTATTTGGGTCTTCCATTAAACATTCTAAATACATTGCTAACATCTTTAATCAAAATGGAATACCTGCAGGCCATATAGATGGTGAGATGAAAGAAATTGATAGAGAACAAGTATTACAAGATTTAGATGATGATAAAATAAAAATTATATCTAACTGTATGGTATTGACAGAAGGTTGGGATAAACCAAAAATTTCATGTGTAATTATAGCAAGACCAACTAAATCTTATTCTATGTATTTACAGATGGTAGGTAGAGCATTGAGGCCTGCTGAAAATAAAAAGGATACACTTATCATAGATCATTCTGGTTGTGTGTATGAGCATGGCTTTCCAGAGGATGTACCTAATTGGGAACTAACAACTTCTAAACCAAAAGAAAAAGAAAAGAAAAAGATTGAGCCTATTGAGAAACAACCATTTACGTGTGTTGAGTGTGATACAGTTTATAAACCTACACAAACACAACCAGAGTGTCCTAATTGTAGTTTTATACCAACTAAAAAAGAACAAGCTATTTTAATTCAGCAAGGTAGATTAATTGAACTACCTAAAATGAAACCTAATGTAGATGATAAGCAAAAGTTTTATGCTGAACTATTGTATTACTCTAAACAAAAAGGTTTTAAAGAAGGATGGGCTAGTCATACATTTAAAAGAAAGTTTGGCCATTTTCCGCATAGTAAAAAAGTATTTCCAATTGCTACAAGTAAAGAGGTAATGGGTTTTATACAGCATTGTAATATATCAAGAGCCAAATCATACAACATGAAGGAGTTAAGAATATGAGTGAAGAAATAACAGAACAGCATATGCATAAATTACGAGAGATTGGTAGTAATCATGCAAAAGCCAAGCAAAACCTAGAAAGATTGCAGCATGGTCGTAAAATATTATTAGCTGTGATAATGAAAGAAAAAATGATAAATTCTAATACGGGTAAAATGGATAGTGTGAACGCACAAGAACGTGAGGCACGATCTGATGACAGATATAAAACGCATATTGATGAACTTGCCAAAGCTGTCGGTGAAGAAGCTAAATGGAATTGGGAAAAGAAAATGATTGAGATTAATTTTGAAACATGGAAAACAAAAATGATTAATCAAATGAGAGAAGCAAAAGCATACGGTTTAAATAAGAATGGCTAAAAAAAAAAATATAAAAGAAACACCAATGTATCAATTTGACAGATACGAATGTTGGTGGGAGGATGCGTGTGGTAGTTGTGAATGGAAATCAATTAAAGATGCTGTACAAGATAAACCGTCTATGTGTTTTACAGAAGGTTATTTAATTAGAAAAGATAAAGACAGCCATATATTTACTATGTCGTTTCAAGCTGATGAGGTGGGAGATCAAATGATTATACCATCAAAAAATATTAAAAAATTGACTTACCTGTATACTAAAAAATTTTACGAAAAAGATTACAAATATGAAACGTACAAAAAGCAATAAAGAAAAACTACATATGTCTAAAGTTGCGGGTCTAGGTTGTTTAATTTGTAATAAAATGGGTTTTCCTGACAGCCCTGCTGAACTACATCATATAAAAGATAAGACAGGTATTGGTCGTAAAGCTAGTAATTTTGAAGTTATACCATTATGTCCTTCTCATCATAGACAAGGTATTCATGCTTATCATTTTAGTCCTAAAATATTTACTGAAAAATGGGGAACACAAAAAGAACTATTGAACGAAACATTAACTATGGTAAAGTCTAATGAACAATAAAACTATAATAAAAAAAGGAGAAGAAATGATAGATCAACTATATAAAATACTAAACGAACATGATGCTCATAAAGTTGATGCAATGTTAAACATTGACGGCATTGATTGGATTAGTAAGTTTGACAATGAAATGGTAAAAAACGGTTATGCTATTGTAAAAGACGGTAAAGCGTCTGTTAAAATGACCGCTAATGAAACCAGATTATTTTTAACTGTTAAAATTATGGGTATGCATCAAATAAGATTTTTACTAGATGCATTGCAAAAGATGACCAAATCTTATAAGGATGAAATTGAAATCAAAGATAAGGAAATTGACACTTTAAAACAAATTATTGATCTTAAAGTGTTAAATGAAACAACCAATGGCAAAACAAAACTTTAGCAATTACACACCAAGACCAAAACCTAGAAAGAGGCCTCGTGTTCATAAGAAGTCAAAAAACAAATCGGAAAAATTATCCTTCAAAAAGTACAACCGTCAAGGGCGTGGGTAAAAATCTATTATTAGGGTTTATGGTAAAATTAGATAAAGCTAAAAAAGATAAAGCTAAATCTATTCGTATTAAGCATCAATGGAAATCAAAATATTTCAATTTATTAGATAAGTATAAAAAATTAAAGGTGTCCTACAAAGAAATGTACGAACACCCTTAATTATGTGTTATTAAAATATAATTGAACCAAGTACAAAACCAATTACAAAACAAACCCATTCACGTCTGTAATGTAATTCTAATGTCTTCCAATCATCTTTAGTTTTACCAAAAATAATCATTTTTCCTCCTTTGTTATTTCATCAACTTCTATATCTGCCCAACCAAAATCAGCTTTTTCAACTGCAATATCTTGAGCCTCATCCTCGCTGTCTGCTGTTATTATTTGCTCATCAAAACTAATATTAACTTTGTATTTCGGCATTTTCCTCCTTTGCTCTTTTATCTAACCAATCATGTATATCAATTGAAATACTTTCTGGCAATTCAGTTATAGTTTCTGTGTACCAAGTTTTATCTTCTCTCTCCCAAGTTACAACAACTGCCCAACCTTCTGGTTTTTTACTCATTGTTTTTCTTTTTTCATGTTG